GCAACGTCTTCAGCCATGTGCCCTCGACGAAGGTGCGCGAGATCAGCCACATGCTGAAGGCGATCCACGCCCAGGAAAACCGCGAAGCGGCGCAGGAGAAGGCCGCGACTGTCGCGGAGGAACTGCGTATAGCGCGACAATCTGGATGAGACGCGCGCGTCAATCTGGATGAGATTCTACGTCGCGGCAGATGTGACGGTATCACCCTGATTGTCGCTGGCAAGAGCGTTGTCGCGGTTTGATTGACGCTCCGCGACAATCTGTGGCGTGTTGTTGGTTGTCGCGAATGAGGCTGGCCGACCGCGGGATCGCTTTGCCTCCATCGCGGCGCGTCGTCGGTAGCTTTCGACGTTCAACTCGAAGATGGTCGCGTGATGAACGAGCCTGTCGACGGCGGCGAGCGTCATGGCCGGGTCCGGGAAGACCCTGTTCCATTCGCCGAAGGGCTGGTTTGCGGTGATCAACATAGACCGGCGCTCATAGCGGGCTGAGATCAGTTCGAACAGCACGCTGGTTTCGGCCTGGTCCTTGGTGACGTAGGCGAGATCATCGAGGATGAGCAGGTCAAACTTGTCGAGCTTTGCGATTGCGGCCTCGAGCTGCAACTCGCGGCGCGCGACCTGAAGTTTCTGAACAAGATCGGTCGTTCTGGTGAAGAGGACGCGCCAGCCGTTCTCGATCAGCGCCAAGCCGATGGCTGCTGCAAGGTGACTCTTGCTTCCACCGGGTGGGCCGAACATCAGCACGTTGGCACCCTTGGCCAGCCAGCTGTCGCCGGCAGCCATGGCCATGACCTGCGCCTTGGATATCATCGGGACCGCTTCGAAGGTGAAGCTGTCGAGGGTCTTTCCGGGCGGCAGATGGGCCTCAGCTAGGTGACGTTCGATCCTGCGGTTGGCACGCTCGGTCAGTTCATGCTCGGCGATGGCCGCAAGGAAGCGCGCGGCGGGCCAGCCCTCCCGGTCGGCCGTTTCGGCGAACCGGGGCCAAAGAGTTTTGATTGTAGGCAGGCGCAGCTCGTTCAGCATGATGCCAAGACGGGCCTCGTCGATGGGATGCGCGCTCTTCATGCGACCTCTCCCACGCAAGTGTTGGCAACCAGCGCGTCATAACTGTCGAGGGCGACTGGCAGCACCGAGATACTGGGCAAATCGGCAGGGTCCGGACCGAACAGGCGACGCAGGGCCACCGGATCAGGCAGACTGCCGGTGTCCAGCGCCTTGTCCACTTCCTCGGCCAGTTCACGCTCGCAGCCACGATCATGGGCAAGAGCGAGAAGGTCGACGGTGATCTTGCAGGCCATCTTCTCGGGCAGTTGGGCCGACAGGGCCTCGAAGGCACGTCGATAGGCTGGTCGCGGAAAGAGCTTGTCGCGGTAGACCAGGTTCAGCAGCGCCATCGGCTTTTTGCGCAGGGCATGAATGACATGACGGTAGTTGACCACCTGATCATGTCGTCCGTCCGAATGGGCCCGCCCCCGGGGGAGCGTCAGCAGATGAGTGCCGCCCATGAAGACCTCAAGCCGGTCATCATGCAGACGCACCCGCAGCCGGTGGCCGATCAGGCGGGATGGCACGGTGTAGAAGACCTTGCGCAAAGTGAAGCCACCGGTGCTTGAGACCGTGACGATCACCTCCTCGAAGTCGGTCGTGCGGTTTGCCGGCAAAGGCTGAAGATAGGCCCGTTCCACCGCGATCCGCTTGGCCCGCGCCGCGTTCCTGCGTCCTACGATCTCGTCGACGAAAGCCCGATAGCCCGTCAGATCTGGGAAGTCAGGCGTGCCCCGCATCAACAGCGCATCACGGATCGCGGCCTTCAGGTGACCATGTGCGCTTTCGATTGACCCGTTCTCGTGGGCGACGCCCCGGTTGTTGCGCGTCGGCACCATCCGGTAATGGGCGCAGAGCGCCTCATAACGCTTGGTCAAATCCGCCTCAGTGGCCGCATCGAGGTTACGGAATGCGGCAGATAGACTGTCGGTCCGATGTTGATGCGGCGCGCCACCTGCTGACCAGAGGGCATTTTGCAGCCCCTCGGCCAGGGCGACATGGCTTTCGCCACCCAGGATGACATGGGCATGTTCGAAGCCCGACCATGGTAAGCGGAAGTGGAACAGCATATGCGCCAAGGGCTGCCCATCGATCGTGACCCCGAGGGCAGACAGGTCGGTGAAGTCCGAAAGCCCCATCCGGCCGGGCTCATGGACCTGCCGGAAGATGACGTCCTGCTCGGCACCATGCTGGGCGCGCCAGGACCGGATCCGCCGTTCCAGCGTGCGCCGGACACCGGGGGAAAGTTCAGGGTGGCGGCGCAAAATCTCCTCGAAGATCGCCACGGGACGAAGCCCCGGCGCCTCCTTCAGAAGCGGCACGACCTCGGTGTCAAAAATCGCCTCGAGCGGGTCAGGCCGCCGCCGTTCACGCGGCTGCGCCTTTTGCGATGGGAGCCGCGGATCCTGTGCAATCCGGTAGCCCGTGGCACGGCTGATATCCGCCTTCGCGGCGGCCACCTCGATCGGGTGGGTCTGTCGGAGCTTCATGAAAAGCCTCGTCTGTTGATCGGTTACGTGGCGACCCGGCACAAAGGTGGTTCTCCCTTCAAGAAAACCCCTAGTTTACCGGCCCGACCGCAAACGCAGACCCCAATTCGAGGCGCACGCGGTGGTGGGACTGTTCCTACAGTCGGGCTACGCCCTCCTTCCGTCACAGCCCCACCACCGCGTCTCATCCAGATTGACGCGGAATCTCATCCTGTTTGTCGCGCGGCAGTCGTCTCCACCTTCGGCCCGCCGCCGCCCTTGCCGCCGCCCTGCCTGGTGGTCCTGGTCTCCTCGCGGAAATCGGTTGCCCAGATGATGTTGCCGCCGATGCGCATGCGACCGTAAAGGCGCGGGATGACTGCGCCCTCGGTTGACGACGTGATCCGCAGGCTGTCGAGGCGCTGGCCCTCGACCCGCTGCGGCGGCGTGAGCGCCGACACGATCCAGCTGTCCACCACCGTGCCGATGGTGGAGCCGATGAAGCCACCGATGGTCGCGGCGCTGACGCCCAGAAGCGAGCCGCCGACAGCTGTGCCGATCGAGGAGCCGAGCGTGCCGAGGACAAGACTGGCCATGCGAAACTCTCAGCGTGCGGGGAACAGGAAAGCGAAGGCGATACGGCGACGCCAGGCTGGCGTCAGCGGTTCCTCGATCACGCCGAGGCGTTCATAGGCGTGGAGGAAAGTCTCGGGTCCGGTGAGGATGCCGACATGCTTGGCGATGGCGCGGGGCATCATGCGGAACAGCACCAGCGCGCCAGGCTGGATGTCGGTCGGCGCGATCTCGACCATCACACGCCGTGCGCCCTCGGCCAGCACCTCGTGCGGTCCGGTCTCGCCCCAGTCCCTGCTGTATGGCGGGATCGGGAACGGCTCCTGCCCGACCACCTCGCGCCAGACGCCGCGCGCAAGCCCGAGGCAGTCGCAGCCCACCCCGCGCAGGCTGGCCTGGTCGTGGTAGGGCGTGCCGAGCCAGGATCGCGCGACGTCGATGACCAATGCAGGATCGGCGGTATTCAAAGCACCGCCCCATCATGGCCGCCATCCCGGGTGGCGAAGCGCAAGATCGTGTCCTGCCCCGGGATATGCGGAAAGCCGCGGAAGTTGGCGACATTGCCGAACTTCGCGCTGCAGGTCGCGATCCGCTTGTCGCATCCTGCGCGGATGACGAACGCATCTGTCGCCGCGATCTGGCGCACCGGCGCTTCCAGCAGGGTCAGGATCGGCACGCCGCCGACGACGTCGTGCGAGAGCACCTCGACCCGTCGTCCCGCATTCGCGCCGCTGGTCCACTCCACCAGCCCGAAGGCAAACCAGCCTGCCGCGAAGGCCCCAAGGCCGGAGGCGGTGAAGGCCCGGTCGCGCAGCACGTCGATGACCGCCCCGATGCCCTTGTACGCCGGGGCTTCGAGGTTCACGCCGCAGCGCGCATCGCCCAGCGCGGCGTCGCAGGTGGCCTGGAAGGTCCGCCCGACGGTCTGATTGAGAACGTGGGCGAGGCTGCGCACCTCGGCCACGAAGGCCACGCGGCCTCGCCGGATCTGGCCGATGGCCCCGCGACGCAGCAGAACGCGCTGGCTGGTGTCGGTCCAGTTCACCCGCCAGACCTCGACCGCGGCATTGTCCCATCGGCCGTCGAGGATGTCGGTCTCGGTGATCCGGTCGGAGGACAGCACGCCTTGCGCATCCTGTGCATCGACTGAAAGATCGGAGCCGGATCGGACTTCGGACGCGGTCAGCCCGCTTTCGGGTTCGAACTCGGTGCCGTCGAACGACAACGTCCGGTCGTGATCGGTGAATCCGAAGATCACGCCATCGCTGCGGGTGATCCGCCAGCACCAGGCGAGGGTCGTCGTGCCTTCGTCGAGATGCGCCTGCAGCGCGGCCGCGAGGGACTTCATGGCTGATCGTCGCCCCCAGCGCCCGCGAAAAAGGCCATCGCGAACGCGCCAATGGCGCAGCCCAGGAACAGCCCAGCGATAAACTCAATCATCGCCGCGGAACCCGCGTTCGAGGCGGTCGCGCAGGCCGATCATGCCGAGGCCGAGGGCGATCAGCGCGGCCGGAGAGGCATCGCTCGACCCGGACAGGCTTGCAATCACCTGTGCGAGATCACTGAGCGTTCCGGTGTCGGGAAGCAGCAGCGAGGCCACTCCCGTCAGAATGGAAAACACGCCCGCCCACCAGGTGAGCGATGTCGGCAGAATGTAGCGCATCGGATCAGGTCCTCCGGTTCATGGTGGAGAAGAAGGCTGTCACCCGCTGCCACCAGCCGCGTGCGGAGACGGGCTGTTGCGGGGCGGCAGGCGCCGTGGGCGCGGGCTGCGGGCACAGCAGGTCCAGCGCCTCGGTCTCGGTCAGCCGCCGGATCGGCCGCGAGAAGTCCACGCGGCCGCCGCGGTCCACGGCCCAGACCGGGATCGTGCCGCCGGGATAGCGGCCGTGGCGAAAAAGGTCGCGCTCGGCTTCCCGGCGCGGGATGATCGCGACCGGCCGCCGCCAGTTCAGGAACGCATCGGCGGCTGCCGCGCGATTGCCGGCGTTGAGCGCCCTCGTGAGCGTCGCTCTGGCGATGGCGCCGGTGTTGTAGTGGAACGAAACCAGCGCATCGAACTCGTGCGGGGCAAGCGGCACCCTGACCGCGCGCAGCACATCGGCCTCGTAGGCAGCAAGGTCCGCGCGGAAGACCAGGAACGCCTCGCGGATGCCGGCATCGAGGTCGGCGGGCATGCCGCGCGGCATGATGGCCGGATCGGGCGGACCGGCGGCGGCGGTGTGGCCGATGCCGAATGTCCAGACCTGTTTCACGTCCAGATAAGGTCCGGGCACGATGCCTTCGTGCCGGATCAGGGCCAGAAGCCCCAAGTCGGTAATGTGCATGGGTTCACCAGAGAAACGAAAGGGCGAGGATCAGCGCCGCAATGGCAAGGCCGATGCGAATGCGGTGAGCGAAGGCCTGCCAGGCATTCGCTGGGTCGCAGCGAATGGCGCGCGCAAGGCGGAGAAGGTCAGTCATCGTCCTTCCATCCCTTTGCAACGCGCAGCCGGGCGAGGACGAGTTCGATGAAGGCCGGGCCGAAGACACCCACGAGATAGGCGGCCGAGCCTGCCGCCCCGCCCGCAGGGATCGCCTGCGGCGGCAGGGATAGCCAGGCGGTGACGAGCGCCATCGAAAGGCTGCCCATCCCCGCCGCGATCAGACCGCCGAGCAGGACGTGGCGCAGCGCATCGCGCAGCCGCATCCGCGTGGTCAGCGCATTGGTCGCTCCGCCGAGCGCACCCCACAGAGCCAGGATCACTGCCGTGGACTCTGCCAGCGCGCGCACCGTCGTGGCGATGAAGCCGGAGTCTTCGTTCATGCCGCGATCGCCATCCTGCGGATGTCCTGGGTCAGCGCCCGCCACTCGGCCTGCCGCTGCGGGTGCTGTGCGAGCGGCCCGTCGCAGACGAGGAAGAACGCCGCACCCATGCCCGGGGCGGAACCCGTCGTCAGGTCGCTCCCGATGCGGAACGAGGATAGCGTCGGCGTGGCAAACTGCGGGGCCGAGATCAGCCCCTGGCTGTCGACCTGCATCCCGGCCTGACCGCCGTGGATGTCGAAGGTCACTTCGTGCCACCCGGGCGTCACGATCTTCCCCGTTGCCAGCGTGCTCTGCGGCAGCGCGTTCAACACGACCGCCGTGATCCCGTCCCACAGCAGGTTGTTCTGTGGGTTCGACGTGATATTCAGCCGAAGAACATGCGGGACGGTCGTACCGCCGCTTTCCGCGTTTCCCACGAGTATGATGTTGCTCCCGCCGAACACCGATGCATCCAGCCAGAACAGAATGCCGCAGCCGAAGCTGTTGCGGTTGGTCGGCGGCGCCGCAAGTTCCAGGATGCCACCGCCGAGATCGGCGAGGTAGACGCCGCGCGTCGTGTCGAGCGTCGCGCCGCGCCCGCGCCCGGACGGAAACTGGCCGATGGGCGTTCGTCGCGCGGGCGCGGGAACGATCCTTCCGATGGGATCGCCGGACGCGACCGCTCCGGGCAGTCGCGCGGGCGATGGCATGATGCTGTAGGCGGCAACGAGGTCCGTCCCGATGGAGGGCAGCCGCTCGACGAGGCTGGCAGCGCTCGAGATTTGCGCGACATTGGGCGTCGCACCGCCCTTCGTGTTGATCGCCATCAGACCAGAACCTCCACAGTCCAGCTCGGGAGCCACCGCTTCAGCGTCCGCCCCGGGAGCCGCAGGCTGGGCTTCTCCAGCGTCGTCGTCAGCAGCCCCCGCCGCGCGTAGTGGAGCGGATCGAGCGTGGTCATGTCCTGGAACTGCGCCGCGTAGCCGATCCGGTAGCCCAGGGTCGGCACGATCGGCTGGTCGAGCGTCACGATGTAGCGCTTGCCGTCCTCCGATACCGTGACCGACGCGACCGATGCGTTGCACGGGCCGTATCGTTGCTGGACCCCGCCCGTGGTCTGCAGGATGTCGTGCAGCGTGATGCCGACATTCTCGATGCCGACGCCGCCGTACCAGACGTCCTGACGGATCATAAGCCGCTCGTCCGGCCGCAGCCATTGCGCGTAATCGAGCACGATCGTCGTCCCCGACACCGTGACCGTCGGGCGCCCGATGTGCCACGACCGCCCCGCAAGCACCTCCGCCATGGCCCAGCCCGCAATCTCGCCGATGAGCGTGGTGGAGGTGTAGTTGGGGTGAACGTTGGCATCCTGCAGCACGACATCCGGCTGGTAGAGCGGACAGACCAGATGCGCCCCCGGCGTTTCCGAAGCCCAGTCGAGCTGCAGGTCGATGACCGGCCAGCGGTTGTTGGCCGTGTCCGCCCGTCCGCCGGATTGGGTCAGGAAGAAGTACGGCACGCCTTCCGTCTGGCCGTAGAACTCGGCCACCAGCGTATTGAGGTTGCCGCGCGCGCTGGTGAGGTTCGCCTTGTAGTTGGCGTTGTTCTCGTCCGCCGTGCCCTGCACCCACAGGAAGGCCGGGCAGTGGGGAACCAGCCCCAGCCGGTTGCACGCATCGACCACGGACTGGTGCCACCGCCGCACGTTCGCCCAGTGCTGGCCGTTCTTGCCGGGCAGCAGCGTGCCGGTGTCCTGTCCGGTGTCGTAGATGCCGAAGGGCCAGAGGTCGGCGATGTTCTCGCCCTGCTGACCGATGGTCTTGGCGATGATGGGGATGGGTGCCGCGTCCTGTTCGGCGCGCAGCCGCGCGAGGTGATGGATCGTCGGATAGATGATGCCGCCCGGACCGGGGCCGGGGGTCGTGATGTGGGGCCTGGCCAGGCGGTCGGTTGCCCGGCCCGCCGACGAGAAGCCGAAGACCGAGTTCGCCAGCCCGTCGTCCACGTCGAAGAAGTAGGGGAAATCCTCCCACACGACCGGGTCGTTGTAGACGTTGCCGTAGGCAAGCGACTGACCGTTGGCCCAGATGACATCGACGCGGTTGTCATGGCGATGGCCGATCACGAACCCGTCGTTGTTCCGCTTCAGCCGATGTGTCCGGCTGCCGTAGGCATCGCTCAGGAAGTGTAGCCCGTCGGCGCGCGGGGTGATCGCCATCGCATCGGCAGGCAGGCCGGTCAGGTCGAAGGCCGCGCCCGTGGCCAGCGCCGTGGCCAGCCTCGCACCGGGGGCGAGATCGATGCGTCCCGCTGCATCGCGCGAGAGGATCGCTTCGCCGTCCTCGGCCACGACGACCGGCGCATGCTCGCCGAGCGCAGGCTCGAGGTCGCGCACGGTCATCGCACGCAGGTCGTGCTCGGATGCAGCACCTTGCAGCACGCGCAGTTCTCGCACCGCGCCTGAGAAGCGGCGCAGGGTTCCGAGCGCGCAAGGCGTCGCATGGCCCAGCCGCAGCGTGGACCAGATGGACACGAGGTCTTGCGCGGTCGCGACCGAGGCCACCTTGCCGTTCACCGCCAGCCGCAGCGTCGCGCCGTCGTAGGACACCGCGCAGCGGAAGCGGTCGGCGTAGAGGTCGGCCACATCCACCTGCGCCCGCGTGGTGACGTTCACCGTCGCCCTCAGCGCGCGCCCCACCATGTCGAGACCGAAACACGCGGACCCGCCCGCGTCCACGCGCCAGAGCGGCGTGGTGTCGATCTCCGGTCTTCCCTCCGGCACCGCGAAGTCGAAGAGAACGGTGACGGCATTGCCACGGATCGGCAGGCTCGACAGGCCCACCGTAACGCTGGTGTTCGGGATGAAATCGGCGGTGATCGGGGCCGCGCAGGGCAGCGCGATGCCGGAGACCCGCTGCACCGACAGCAGGGCAAGGTGCAGCAACGGGCCGGCAGAGAAGGTGTTGGCGAGGCTCCCCGATGCGGCGGGCGCAGGCACGATGCCGAACCACTGGCCCGTCTGCGCCGTGATGCTTCTTGCTCTGGACCTGACATGCAGCCACCCATCGCCGAGGTCGCGCACGACGGTTGCCTCGTAATCCATGCCATCCGGGACCAGCAGCACGTTCCCGGTAGCCAGGTCCAACCTGACAATATTCCCGCTGCTGCCAGCGGTCGGGTTCGAGAATCCGGTCGGGAAGCGCAGGCCCAGATGCGTGACAACAGGCTCGGGCCTGAAAATGGCGTCAATCTGATACATCTCCCCGGCGACCGTTTCCGGGATCGCCAGTTGAACGTAGCGAGACGTCGAACCGGAGGTCGGCGCGCTGACGATCTTTGGTGTCAGACCGACCACCGGGGACGGCAACGGGCTGTCGGAAATCGAGGTCCCGACGTAGGTGAAATCATCCAGGCCGGGGTTCCAGGCTTGCGTCACCCACGGCTGGAACCAGGCACCGAGGTATCCCGACGACAGCATGTGGACGCGGGAGCCGTTGCGCCACTTCCCGTCCGGAAAGACCGCGAGGCGGTCCGGAAACGAAACCGTCCCCACGTTCGCCAAGGCATCCACGGCGTCGCCGTTCGGCTGGCGCACGAGCGCGACACCGAGATCGAGCCGCAGATGGACGCCGACGTCCGAGGACGCGTCCTGAACCGCCAGGGATCGCGCCGCGGCAGAAGCCACGCCATCGATGGTCGGATATTCGGCGACGAGCATCGCCACCGGACCGGGATCGTGCCGGAACCGCTGCACCCGGTCCGGAAGAACGACGGTGAATTGACTGCCCACCGTCGTGGCGGCGAGCCCGGATGCGACATCCGGATGGACCGATGCGAAGGCCACGGCGCCCGTCGCGCCCTGCTGCGCGAGCGCAGCGGAGTCCGCAGCGTCGGCCGCGAGGGCGCGCGCCTCGATCAGAAACCCCTGAACGGTCGAGATGATCTCGGGCGTGACCGGCGGCGCGTCCACCAGATCGGCGATGTTGAACGGACCGGTCTGATCGGGAACCGAGACGCGGAAGTAGCGATCCGCGTCCTTGAGGCGAACGAACACCACATAGTTGCCCGCCATGACGTAATGATCGATCGCGCCT